TGTAGGTGGTGCTTCTAACTCTGCATCTTTTGGTCTTTTTGACAATGACGATACAATGGCATTGAATTTAGGATTTACAGGATTCAGAAGAGGTTATGACTTTTACAAGTCTGATTGGAAATACTTGAATGACCCAACAATGAGAGGTGGACTTTCTACTGTTGCAGGTTCAGGTAGAGTAAATGGATTGTTAGTTCCTGCAGGTTCTACTTCTGTTTATGACCAAATCTTAGGAAAAAATGCTAAGAGACCTTTCTTACACGTAAGATACCGTGCTTCAGAAACTGAGGACAGACGCTACAAAACTTGGATTACAGGTTCTGCAGGTGGTGCTCAAACTTCTGACCTTGATGCAATGGAAGTTAACTTCCTTTCTGAAAGAGCAGTATGTACATTAGGTGCAAACAACTTCTTCATATTCTCTGAATAAGAAGATTAATATATTAAAGGGAGGCAATAAATATTCTGATGAGCCTCCCTTTTTTTTAATATAAATTTAATTTTAAATCTTATCAAATGAAAAAACCAATGGAATTTGTCGCAAGACAATACAAATTAACAAGAGAAGCAGCTCCTCTTTCTTTTATGCTGCCAACACGTAACTCACGTAGATTTCCTTTAATGTATTTTGATGAAGACACAGGTGAAAACCGAGCACTTCGTTATGCCAAAAATCAAAAAAGTCCTTTTGAGGATGAACAAGATGGCAATGCAATTTTAGAACCGGTTATCTTTGAAGATGGGTTTTTAAATGTTGGAAAAGAAAATCAAGTACTGCAGAAATTCTTATCATTACATCCTTTAAACGGAAAAAGATTCGTTGAGGTGGATGAAGCAAAAGATGCTGCGGCAATAGTAAATATCCTTAATCTTGAGGTAGATGCTTTAATTGAAGCAAGAAACTTAAGTGTAGATATGGTTGAGAATGTAAGTAGAGTTCTTTTTGGAACAGATACTTCAAGAACCTCAACTGCAGAATTAAGACGTGATATTTTGGTATATGCCAAAAGAGAACCACAAAACTTTATAAATATTCTTGGTGACCCAATGTTAAAGTTACAAGCAAATGTTGCATTGTTCTTTGAAAAAGGTTTACTTGCTTTTAGAAAGAATAGAAAAGAAGTTTGGTTTAACACATCTACTAATAAAACAAGAATGCTTACAGTACCATATGGTGAAGAACCTATGTTTATTGTAGCATCATATCTTCAAAGTGATGAAGGGATTGATGTCCTTAAAATGCTTGAGAAGATGCTTGAAAAATAAAACAATAAAGAGTAAGATTGAAACGAGGGGCTATTTTAAGTCCCTCTTTTTTTTTGCTTATCTTTACCAAAAAGTTTACGATGATAAACACAGTAAGAAATACAGTTCTGTCTGTGCTAAATAAAAACAATTACGGATATCTATCTCCGTCAGATTTTAACTTATTTGCAAAACAAGCACAGTTAGATATCTTTGAGAATTATTTTTATGAGTACAACTATCAGATTAATAAAGAAAATGCACGTCAATCAGGTACGGGCTATGCAGATATACGAAAAGGTATAGAGGAAGCTATTGAAATTTTTTCAGAAACAAAAGGTTTAGTTAGAACTGCTGATAATATTTATTCATTACCATCTCAAACAACAACAGGAGATGATTACTACTTGCTTAATAAAGCATTAGTATATCAAACACTTTTGGACGAGGGTACTACCACGGCAATTTCAGCAGGAACAGGCAATAATAAGTTAATTGATTCTGCCGCTAATTTTACTGCGGATATTAATATTGGGGATATTATCGCATATGAAAACGGTGGGGTACAATACGCTAAAGTTACAGTTAAAGATAACTCAACAACTTTAACAACTAATCGTACAGATTTGAATGCTATTGGTAGGCCTTATGCCATATATAAAAGTACTACAAAATTTGAAGAAGCAGAAAAAGTTACACATAGTAAAATAACTATGTTGAATAATTCTTTACTAACTGCTCCTAACTTAACATTCCCTGCATACACACAGGAGGCTAATGCATTAACTGCATTTCCTAATACCATAGATAGTATAGGACAAGTTCAAGCACAGTACTTAAGATATCCTGCAGAACCAAAATGGACATACGTAACATTAGCAAACGGAACACCTGTATTTAGTCAGAGTCCTGCTGACTATCAAGACTTTGAAATACCTCTTGATGATGAAGTAGGGTTGATTTTAAAAATACTTCAGTACGCAGGAGTTATGATTAGAGAAGCGGATGTTTATTCATTTGCACAAGCAGAAGAAAACCAAGATAACCAAGAAGAAGCATAATGGCATATATATCAGAATTTCAGTACTACGACAATGGAGTTAATCCCCCTGAAGATGTAAATTGGGGCTCATATCAATACGTACCATTGTATGATATAGTAAACAATTTTATGTTGATGTATCAGGGTAATCATAGTCTTGTAAACAATGAAGAGAGATTTAAGATATTGTTTCACGCAAAAAGAGCGATTCAAGAATTAAACTATGATGCTTTTAAAGAAATAAAAGTTTTAGAGTTAGCGGTTGATGATAGTCTGAGATTTGTTTTACCTCCCGATTATGTAAATTGGGTTAGAATTTCTATGTATAGAGATGGTATTTTGTTTCCATTAAGTGAAAACATTCAGGTACAAAGTGCTCAAGCATATCTTCAAGACCAAACAGGAAGAGTTTTATTTGACCAATCAGGAAATATTTTAAGACCTGAAGACTCGTCATTAGACTTTGATAGAATAAAAGGAAGCAAGCCAAGCATTTACTTAGACCAAAACAATGGACAATTTAATGGTCAGACAGGATATAATGTAGATGGGTGTTGGTATTTTGAATATGGTATTGGTGCAAGGTTTGGTTTAAATACAGAAACTGCAAATTCTAATCCAACTTTTACTATAGACAGAAAAGCAGGAGTAATAAACTTTAGTTCAAGCATATCTAATAACTTAGTTGTACTTGAGTACATATCTGACGGTATGGAAGGTGGTGATGACAGTAAGATTACTGTAAACAAGTTATTCGAAGAGTATGTGTACGCATCAATTGAATATGCAATACTTGGTTCTAAACTAAATACACAGGAATACATAGTTGCACGTATGAGAAAACGTAAAACTGCATTACTGAGAAATGCAAAAATTAGAATTAGCAACATACATCCGGGAAGATTATTGATGAATCTGAGAGGTCAGAATAAATGGATAAAATAATATGCCGAATATTTCAAGAAATTTTATACAAGGGAAAATGAACAAGATGGTTGATGAACGACTCGTGCCAAACGGGGAGTACATTGACGGATTAAATATTCGTATGGGTTCTACGGAAGGTTCTGAAATAGGCGTTGTTGAGAACACAAAAGGAAATACTCGACTAACAACACTTACCTATAACGGGATAGCCCTTATTAACGCACGTTGTATTGGTGCGTTTGAGGATGGTGCTAATGAATCTGTGTATTGGTTTATTTCGTCCAACTCAGAGCCTGTATCAACTTCTCCAACAGGAAAGGTAGATATGGTTGTGTCATTCAATACTACATCAAACTTATTAACTTATCATATTATAAGTGTAGATGACGGAGGTGGAATTAATACTACTTTAAATTTTGATAGTAAATTTCTTATTACAGGAGTTAATAAAATTGAAAACTTAGTTTTTTTTACAGACAATCTTAATCCTCCAAGACAATTTAATATCCTTAAAAACTACGGTAATCCCGTATCAAATATAGATTCGTTTACAGGTGAAGCAATTCAGGTTTTAAAAAGACCGCCCATTACTTCTCCAAGCATTAGACCTTTAATAACTAACTCTGAAGATAATTTTTTAGAAAATAGATTTATTTGTTTTGCTTATAGATATAGATATGAAGACGGAGAATATTCTGCAACTTCACAATTTAGTGAACCTTCTTTTGTTCCTAATATATTTGACTACGATACTGCAACTGCTTTAAATGCAGGAATGTTGAACACCACAAATATGTGTGATGTCACTTATAATTCAGGAGGGCCTCTTGTAAAAGAGATAGACCTTTTGTTTAAAGATATGAATAATTCTATAATTAAAGTTATAGAAAAATTAGATAAAGAGGAATTAGGATATGCTGATAATACAGAATATACTTTTACGTTTAGTAATAGTAAAATTTTTACTATACTTCCGGTAGGAGAAATATTAAGATTATACGATAACGTTCCTAAAATTGCTCAGTCTCAGACTCTTATGGGTAATAGACTTATGTATGGTAACTACTTAGAAGGATACGATTTATCAAGAGAAAATACAGGTAGTCCTGTTTCTCTTGTTCCAACTCAGTTACAATATTTTACAAGTTTAACATCTGAGCAAGTAGGTAGAAGTGATTTATCTACAACTACAATTTCAGCTAACTATACTATAAATGGTAATGTAAGTTCTATTGGAACATTTAGTATCAATTTAACTGATAAATTTTTAGTAGCAGGTTCTATTATAGATATATTTCTTAGATGGACATTTAATAGTTACAATGGACAAACTCCTTTTCCTGTAGAAGAACAAGCACCTGTAGATATTAGCTTTCAGTATACTCTTCAGCAAAATTATAGTTCTGCATACGCACTTTCAATTGATGCAGATTTTATTGAAAGAATAGGTAATGCTGCTACAATACAAACAGTACAAAATTCTTGTTCTGCATCAACATTTACAGACCTTTTTAACTGTGAAGTTGATAATGATTTAGATACTTTATTTAAAGTAAATAGTGGTATAAGTGCAATAGCACAACCAATAAAGATTATTTCTTTTCCTTCATCAGAACTAATATTTTTTCAAATACCTGCAGTACAATATGTTGACTCATTAGTACCTGCAAATGTTACACAAACAGTTTATTCTTATTACGATATAACACTTGCTCAAGCAGCTTTTCAAGAAATTGGAGACCCTAAAAGTTTAAAAAGTAATAGAGATTATGAAATAGGTATTGTTTATATGGATGATTATAACAGAGCATCATCTGCTCTTGTTAGTCCTAATAATACTCAACACGTTGGATGTTCTTTATCAGATTCAGTAAATAAAATAAACGTAACAATTCCTATTCAACAGATAGCACCATCGTGGGCTAAAAGATATAAATTTTGTATCAAGCCTGATAAGGGAGAATATGATATTATTTATTCAAATTTCTTTTTTAGAGACCCAACATCAGGTGCTAATTATTTCTTACTTGACGGACAAAACTCTCAAAAAATTGAAGAAGGAGATGAGTTACTTGTTAAGACAGATACCAATGGTGTCGTGCAAAGATGTACAAGAACAACTGTATTAGAAAAGAAAGCACAACCAAGAGATTTTTTAGACCCTCCTCCGATAAATTCAGCAGATGCAGATATTGCAGTTCCTTCAGGAGTTTATATGAAAATAAGAGCAAATAATTTTAACACAATACTTGGAGATTATCCTGTTATTGCTTATGGTGAAAAGGTAAGAGGGCCAAATTCAGGTGGATGTCAGTTGATACAATACCCTGTTGATGTAGAAAATATTGCAGCACCCGGACAATTTATTGATTATACAGTACCACAAGGTTCTCGTATAAATATGGTTATTAAAAATTTAAGACGAGGTAAAAATAACGTTGGAGAAAAACGTTGGGAAGTAGAAGCTAAATTTGTATCAAGTGATTTATATACTAATTTTAAAAATTGGTTTGAAGGAGATAGTATAGCAGCAGCATTAGAGGCACAAGCAACTAATATAGTTGGTGGTATGGAAGGGCCAAATTATAATGCTACGACTTTAGAAAACTGTGGTTACTCTCTGCTTTCTTGTAGATTTAATACTACAGGTGCAGGTACTCTTCAGCAACGTACATTTTTTGAAGTAAGAAGTTCAAAAGGTTATAGAGGTAATAACCGTAAAGCAGTTCGTATAGAAGTTGATATTGTAGTTATTAGAGCAGAAGATACAATTGTTTTTGAATCAGATTCACAAGATGCAGAACCGGATTTATGGTATGAGTCTTCAGACTCGTTTGCAATTGATGCAATAGGTCAGCATAGTGGTAATACACAAAATCAAGTATTTTCTACTAACACACCTGCTATAATTAAAACTGATTTTTTTAATTGTTTTGCTTTTGGAAATGGAGTAGAAAGTTTTAAGATACAAGATTCTATTACAGGAAGACCTTTGGTCTTAGGTAACAGAGCACTTACAACTCAAGGTACAGAATTCGAACAAGCAGAAAGATTATCTGATATTACTTATAGTGGTATCTATAATGAAGAATCAAACGTTAATAAACTAAATGAGTTTAACGGAGGCTTGCTAAATTTTAAATCATTAGAAGCATCGTTTGGGCCTATTCAAAAACTTTTTGCAAGAGAGACAGATGTTCTTGTTTTGCAGGAAGATAAAATATCATATGTGTTGGCAGGTAAGAATTTACTTTCTGATGCAGGTGCAGGAAATTTATTAACTACAGTACCGGAAGTATTAGGAACTCAGATTGCAAGGATTGAAGAGTTTGGTATAAGTAGCAACCCTGAAAGTTTTGCAATATATGGTGCTTCTAAATATTTTACTGATGCCAAAAGAGGAGCGGTAATAATGTTGAAAGGACAAAGTGCAAGAGATGAGCAACTACAAGTTGTATCTACATTTGGATTGAGAGGTTACTTTAGAGATTTATTTCAAACTTCTTTTCAGACTCAAAAGTTAGGTGGTTTCGACCCTTATATGAACGAGTATGTTTTGAGTAACAATCAGATTAAAATACCTTCTCCTGTTCCTTGTTTAAATTGTGGAATTACACAAACGTTTACATCATCATCAGCGAAGACATATTCATTCTGTGTTAATTTTGGAAGTCTTGTAGGTGATGTGAATTTAACTTATAAGTTTCTTTCTGCTGAAGGTAATAGTATTAATTTAGCTGCAACATATAATGGCGTTACGGTAAATACAGGAGCGGTAACTGCAAATGGAGTTTTAACATTTGACAAAGATAAAGTAAATGAAGAATCTGCTGATATTGTTTTTACTGCTAATGGTGCAGGTACAGTAGAATTAACTTATGCTTGTCCTGCTGCAGATAGTATTACAATACAATTAGTACAGGTAAACTCTGCTAACAATGGAGGTGAGTTTATTACTAATGAATATAGATGGAAAGACGGAACTTTTGTTTCACCATTACATAAAGAAAATGTAAAGTTTGCTACAGGAAATTCACCAATTGTTTCTTTGTATAAAAGTATACAAGGATTACAAGGTGGAGGAGTTATACCTGCTGATGGTTCTGTTGTAACTATGTTATCTAATAAAATACAAACTGATGATTACAATTTTGTTTTGACTCAAGATAAATTTAGATTTCTTAGGTCGAACACTTTATATAATAATAATTCCGCAGATATAACTGCATTAATTACTGCATCTGCAATTGCAACTCCTATCGCAGAACCGAGCAATGGTAATACTGCTTTTTCTGCAGAATTTACTATGCCAAGTGTAGGAACGTATTTGTATTTAATTTGGGATTATAGAAATAGTACATCAGTAACTTTATGTGCAGGAGCAAGTCCAACATTAGCGTGTTGTGGATGTTCCCCAACACCTTAATAAAAATTTAATTATGGCAGCTTTTTTTTTAGATGGAATAACATTAGGCAATTCAACGGCAGTTTTTACAAATGCCGAATTGACAACACTTGCACCTGACCAATTTTATTCAGATAATACTATAAGTAGAGAACAAGTATCAGGTAAATTATTACCGCAACAGGTATGTCCTTCTTGTGCAGTATCTTGTGGAGAGACCATTAATGTAAATGGAACTACAGGAATTTACACACTTGATTTTGATGCAGGAACTGCTATTGGTGCTATGAGAATAACGTTTAATCCTGCAAGTATACCCGATGGTTTTAAAGCTACATTTAATAGTGTGGTTTATAATAAATTTAGTTCTCCTAATGTTGGAAGATTAGAATCAACAGTAAATAATGCAGCTACTTATATTGGTTCTTCAAGTGCTAATTGTGGATTACCAAAAACAACGTTAAACGTACCGATATTTAATTATATAGCCGCATCAAATACATTTGTAAATACAGGAGTAACTCAAACGGAAACAGTAGTAGCAGGTCAAGTTCAATTAGGAGCACCTCCCGGGGCAAGTGTAATGGTTATACCAAAAACAACTGCATCTCCAAGTATAGTTAGTTTAAACATTGCAGGAGTTTGTACAAGTACGGCATGGGGTGTATCTATAGATTGTCCTATACAACTTACAGGATTTAGTGCTTCAGTTTTAGGTGCAACTGTAGGAACAGTTTGTCCTTTAACTTTAGGAGAAACGTTTTATAACGTTATTGTTACAGGTTCTGCAGGTAATCCTGCATTACACGATTTTGTTTTTTCAGACGTAAATGGAAGTATTGCTTTACTTAATGGTTATTATAAAATTTCAGGAGGTAGATATATGAGAGTTATTGAAGGAATAATAACTGAAATAGATAATTGTCCAAGTGGATTACAGATTATGATAATGAGTGATTGTCTAACAGGTAACAACCAATCAGCATACGATGATTTTAGTAATAGTGTTGGTGATGTAGTTCAATATCGAATAGGACTTCCGGGTTCAGGAGCAGTATACTGTGCTACAATAACCTCGTTTACAGGTGTAACTGCTGATTCAACATTAGTTAATGGTATTGTATATGAATGTTCAGATTCAATACATTGTTTACAATAATAAAAATATAAAAAATGGCAAACACTTTAGTATATGATGAAGGAGTAAATGGATGGCCGTCCTTTTACTCTTATGACCCTGATTTTATGGTAGGTATGAATAATTTTTTCTATACGTTTAACAAAGGGAATCTTTATCGTCATAACGTAAATGAAACAAGAAACAATTTTTATGAAGTACAATATACAAGTACTTTGCAATCTGTGTTTAATGATATGCCTCTTGAGAATAAATTATTTAAAACAATTAATTTAGAGGGAGATGCAAGATGGTCTGTTACAATGGCATCGGATATTCAAACGGGAGGATTTATTAACGCATCTTATTTTGAAAAGAAAGAAGGAAGTTTCTATGCTTTTGTAAGAAATTCAGGAGCAACACCTGCTGCGGCAAGTGAATATGTATTACGTTCATTGAATGGTATTGGTACAAGTTCTGCAGTTAATGCAGCAGGAACAGTAGTTTCGTTTTCATTAGATACGGACTTAGCTACCATTATGTCAATTGGAGATGTTCTTTATTTTGCATTACCTCCATACACCTCTCCTCAATTAGCAGGAGCAATAACCGCTATAACCATTGATTTACCAAATGGTATTAATACTATATCAATTAACATTGCACCTTCGCCTCCTGCAGTTCCAATACCAATTCAAGATGCTTTTTATTTATATATAAAAAATGCAGTTGCAGAATCACACGGAATTTTAGGACACTATAGTGTTTTTAATATAGAGAATACGGATACAACACCTATCAATCTATTTGCGGTTGAGTCAGAAGTAATGAAAAGCTACCCATAAAATTAGTATCTTTGCTATATGGCCTTTAAAATACAACAGATTACCGAAGATGATTACGAGAATATTTTATTAGGTTGGTGGTCAGATTGGGGATGGGATGCACCTATAAAAGATTTTCTTCCTGAAAACGGAACAGGAGGTCTTATTATTTTTGATGATGATATTCCAATATGTGCAGGATATATTTATAATTCTAATTCAAAATTATCTTGGATTGATTGGATTGTATCAAGCCATACATATAGAAAAAAACCTCATCGAAGAGAAGCTATGGATTTATTAATTCAAAAATTAACAGAAGTAGCTAAGACAACAGGAGCAAAATATGCATACGCTTTAATTAAAAGTAATAGCTTAATTGAAACTTATGAAAGACAAGGGTACGCACAAGGAGATAGCTACAATAAAGAAATGATTAAACTATTATAAAATATGAGTGCAATAACGGCAGGTACGGCATTATTAATTTCAGCAGGAACAGGAGTTGCTACTAAAGGAGTAGGAGCACTTATGTCTTTTGGTGCAGCAAATCGTGCAAGAAATGCACAAGAAGCTGCAGAAAGAGATGCTGAGAAAAAAATGGCAGAAGCAAGAAGAAAACTTGAAGTTAACTTTGCAGATGCATTATCAATAAACAAAGAACCTTACGAAAGAGAACGTGAAGCAATGCTATCAGCAGGAGCACAAGCATTAGAAGCAGGTGTTGAAAGCGAAAGAGGTGGAGCAGCAACGGCAGGAAGAGTTTTAGCACAACAACAACAAGGTCAAGGTGCTATTCGTGATGAAATGAATAGAGATTTATTTGACCTTGAAGCACAAAAAGCAGAAGAAGATTCAAGGCTTAGAGATATAAGTGTTGGTATGGACTTGCAAGAAGTAGCAGGTGCTCAACAAGCAGCAGCATCAGCAGAAGCAAGAGCAGCGGCACAAAACACACAAGGTATAAATCAAACGATTGGTGCAGTAGCTGATGGTATTTCAATGTTTAATTTATATGGAGAAAATAAAACCGCACTTGCAGAAGCAAAATCTACACAAGCAGGTTTAGATAAACAAGCAGCAATATTAGCTGCAGAAAAAGCATCAGTATCTGCA